GGAAGCCCCGATGTGTTCAAAAACCTGATTGACTACATCGACAAAGAAATTAGCGTGTTAATTTGCGGAGAGAACGAAGCGGGGCAAGCTGAGGCTGGTTCCCGTGCTTCCTCCCAGGTTGCGAATGTTGTTCGAGTCGTGAAGGCGTCAGAACTTTCTGAGATCATTTCACAGAATCTTACGCAAACTCTCATTCGGTGGATCGTTGACCTGAACTTCGGAACTGACGTCGCTGCTCCCGTTCTTACTCGGGAGTTCCGAATCGAGGAATCAACTCTTACGATGCCGGACGTTTCTCTGCTTATTCAATCTGGTTTCACGCCGAAGAAAGAATGGTTGGAGAGACACTTCCGTGTTGAGTTGGAAGAGAAGAAAGAAAGTGGTGGCCCTGCTGACACCGCTTCGGCAACGACTTACAACCCTGAAGAAGATCAGGACCTGTTCGGTTCAATTTTCGGGGATCAGAGTGAAACTGCGACCGAAGAAACTCCCCTCCCCCAGGAGGAGCCAGCAGACCAGCAGGAAACCTTGATTGCTGAGCAAGAAGGGTAAAAAATGTTATCAGATCCCTTATAGACTGTGTTCACTAAAAGAATTCACGTATTTCGTGCGGGTGATCAGACCTCTGCCCAAGGAATCAAGCGGACATTCTCTCCAGAAGATCTTCAGCAAGTTGTCGACACATATGACCCTTCGGTCCATGAAGCTCCTATAGTTCTTGGCCACCAGGGCGATAACGACAGTTTGCCTTCTTTTGGGTGGATCCAAGGATTTTCAAGAGAGGGACAAAATCTTTACGCAGATGTCTCTTTTACGGACACCGCTAAAGATTTGGTCAAGAACGGTCACTACCGAAAAGTATCAATTTCCTTCTACTCCCCTGATAGCCAAATCAACCCGCACGGGGGAAAGTGGAGCGCAAGGCACCTGGCCTTGCTGGGGGCATCTCCCCCGGCTGTTAAAGGACTCGAACCTTTCTCATTCAATGAGGCAGAGGGGTGCTTTGACTTCGCAGTGACTTTGTCCCCGGACCAAATCTTTGATGACGAACTCGGTCCTACCTTGATCGTTGAAAAGAGCCCTCTCGAGGTTCTTCGCGAAAAACTTGAGGAAGTTCGACAAGATGTTTCATCCGCTGTCAAAGATCTTCAAGAGTCTGGCGATACTCAGAAGGAAACTAGCGTGGATGAAGCGGCTGGTGCACAAGCTCCGGCCGAAATAACTAGCCCCGAGGAAAACCAACAATTTACGGAGGGCGCCAAAACCAACGAAATCACTCAGCAGACGGCTGAACTTGAAGACCAATTCCCAGAGGAACAATTTATGGAAGACGGAAAAATCAGCCGTAAGCACGCCAAAGGTGCCCACGGCCAAGTAATGCAGGTTGTAGAAAACGTCTACGACGAGCAACACAAAGAGCTGCCCCCCGCTCTTAAAAAGAAAGCCGAAGAAATGAAGGCCAAAGCCAAGGCTCACCCTGGCGAAAAGGTTGAAATGGAAGAAGGCGACGAAATGGACTATGATGAGTCCGGTCGTTATGAAACAGCCCGTTCATCTGACAACGGTTACGCCGACCGGATGAGCACAGGCAAGGAAGGCAAAGGCGGTGTTGGCGACGACCGCATGAAAACTTCTAAGAGCGGTGAGCAGGAAGCCGATCGCGTTAGCGTTGCCAAGAACTCTGAGCAGGATTCCGATCGCAAAAAGACTGCCAAAGACGGCTCAGATAACGCAACTGGTGAATCCCGTTGGGCCGGTCAAGCCGATGCTGAAGATCGCACCATGAACGGCGACCAGTACGACACCGACGCTGACAGCTACCCTGAACCGAATCAGCCTAAAACTGCTTCCGGTTCTAACCCTGCTGGCCGCGAAGATGCTAACACCAAGATTCCTACCGAAACCGAAGAATCGCCTGACAATGAAGTGTTCGCAGTCAGCACCATCAACGTTATGTCTGATGGAAGCATGCGCGTAATGCGTCAAAAGAGCAGCGATGGTCGTCAAGCCACCAAGGGCGGCAAGATTGACCACGCCGAGCCTGAAGCAGACGAGGTAACTTCCGAGCTGGGCGTAACTGCGATGGGCGAAGTTGACGATCTGACCCAAGGCAAAGCCAAACTCAAGAAAGGTCAACTGGAGCCTGGTCACTTTGAAGGTGGTGTTGCCGAAATCACCGGTCCTGACGGTGTGTTCGCAGAGGGTTACAAAGGAGAGAAGAAATCTTCCAAGAAGCAACTCACTCCTGGTGCAATGGATGAGATTGACGAAGCTGCTCAAGTTGTTGGTCCCGAAGGCGCTTTCGCTGAGGACAATCTGAGCGGTGATTTTGAAGGTGGCCCTAATCAAACCGCCAAGCGTTCCGGAGGCGTTTTCGCTGAAGAGCACGGTGAGAAGAAGAGTCCTTACACCAAGACTGGATTCGGTTCCACTTACGAGGAAGACGGCGATGACGACGCCGACGAAGAGGACTACAACGAACTTTCCGCTGACCATTGTGGAATGGATTACGGCATGGGTTCAATGGCCCAGGCCAAGCCGGACGGTTTCCCCGCCGCCATGTTCGAGGAGCTCAACCGCCTGAAGAAAGAGCACTCTGAACTGCAGCGTCGCTTCGCTGAAGAGAAGATGAATGCCCGCAAGGCCAAGATCGCCTCTTTCGTTGAGTCACTCTACGAAGATGGTCGCCTGACCGACGGCATCATGCCTCAGTCCGAGCTGCAAAGCTACTGTGAAGGGCTTGACTTCGGAACTCTTGAGTTCTCCGAAGGTGAAACTGCCGCCACCAAACTGCTTGGCCTGCTGAGCAAGCTTCCTCCGATGGTTTACTACGATGAGGTCGCCGGTGGAACTTTCCAGTTCGCTGAGGAAGATCTTGACCCTCACGCAAAAGCTCTGAAACTGGTTGAATCCGAAGGAATCGACTACGTTGAAGCTATCAAGCGCACAATGTACAACTGAGGTTTGAAATGGATCTCCTCTCTCTGATTGGCATGGCCACGAAACGGAGGGGAGATTATTTCACCCAGGCCGAGGCTCTACGAAAGAAAGTGAACTCTCAAGCTGAGCTTGAAGAGCGCATGACGGAGGAGTCGAAAGTTTTGGTGAAAGGTCTTCGAGATAAGCAAATGAGATGGGAGGAGTACGAAAGGTCTCTTCTCGATAAAACTCTCATCTCTGCGCTTGCCGCTGTCAACCTCGGCGCCGAAGATATCAACCCTCGCGGTAAGATGGAGCGGGCGTGGCCAACCATCGTTGGCGAAATGTTACCGCCCTTGCATGAATTTTTGGTTGAAACAAAAGACGCACTCGACAACGGAGGTATTCTGTTGGGCGACAAAACACAAGATTTTAGTGAAGTTAAGAGTTGGCCTGGGTTGTTAGTTCGCGTTATTCGCTACTTGGCAAACCCTTCCTACTCTTTCTTCAACCTTGGCCAGTACTACGTTCGACAAGATCAGGGATACAGGGAAATGCAGAGAGTTCCGAAACTCGACTCAAGAACTTGTCCCGATTGTGTAATGTTTGGTCGACTTGGTTGGCAACCTCTGGGCACCCTCCCCATGCCAGGTAAAGAATGTCAGTGCTACGACCGCTGCCGGTGTAGCATTGAATACCGCTAAGGGTAAAATTATTCAGTTTAACTGGGTGTAAAAACAAGTCCCAGAGTAAACAAATTGAAGTCCTCATACTTTGGAGAATTCCATGGCTACAAACGCAGGTCCCGTATACGGCCGTCAGTACATCCGTTACGCAGAAACTTTCGAAGCTCCTGCTGACAATCAAGATGGCGATCCCGGCGTAGTTGAAATCGGCGAATTCCGCGCCGTTTCTTATGCTACCTGGGCTGGCCCTAACTTCGCTGCTGCCCCCGATGCTTTCACTACCCCCGGTAGCGTAGACACCATCGTTGGTATCAACCAGGCTTACATGCCTACCGCTCTGGCTCAACCTTACACCGCTCGTCAGCTGACCGTTGCTACCTCCGGTCTTCTGCTGGTTGAAGTTGCCCCCGCTGCAACTCTGACCGATCTGACTCTGAACACTCAGCTCGAAATCAACTCCCTCGGCCAAGCCGTTGGCGTTGGCGACGGCACCCCCGTCACCCTGGACGGCACCACTCCTCTGATTCGCGAGCAAATCGGAATCGGCGGTCGTAAGTTCGCCCTTGTCAGCTTCGCCTGATAATTAACTTCAGTTGGGCATCCTCCGGGTGTAAGTCCCAACTGTGGTTTTCAACCATTTGAAGTCAAATTACCTCCTTTAGGAGAATACTCCCATGATGAATCGAGTTGGTTCCCGCCAGAAGTGATTCTGGATGGAAAATCGGGTGAATTGCTGGGACCCCCTAACGTTTAGTCGAGGGAAATCAGCAGCCAAGTTTGCTCCGGGTAACCTAGGGTATAATAGGTTTGGAGTAAAAAGGTTCAACGACTAGAAAGTGACTTACCCAAGAATAAACTTTCCACGAGTGCCCGACGCTCGGATTGATCACTATTTCAATCGTTATCTTCGTCTCTGTTGTTCTCTATTAGAGCTCAAACGGGAAAAACAAAAAGGCGATTTTCTTGAGAAGCATAGAATCTTCCCAGGCTCACTCGGAGGAGATTACAGTGAGGAGAATGTTGTCTTAGCGAATCGAAGAGAGCACGCTCTCCTCCATCTGCTACTTCATAAATCATTCCCAGAGAATCACAAATTGGCACAATGCGCTGCCATCATGTGCGGCTCTAAAGGCTCAAGAATCTATAAATCGCTGGCTTACGCCCAAAGTTGCGAGGAAAAGTCTCGACTCATATCCGACTCAAACAAAAGAAGACGAGTCACATGGGGTGACAAAACTTCTCAGTCATTGAAGGGTCGAGAGAAATCCGAAGAGCACAAGAGAAGAATTGGGGAATCAATGAGAAAGGTCTGGGAAAACGACCCAACTATGTTGGATCGCTGTTCCCGAAAAGGCTCCAAACACTCAGAAGATTCTAAACGAAAAACAAGCGAAAAAATTTCCAACCAAAAGTGGTACTGGAAACTAGAAGATGAAGTAGTGATTAGAACTCGGTCCGAAAATCACCCAGGGGTGGGGTGGAACCGAGGAAAAAATCCGAGATGATGATATAGTCTGACCTCACGGGAAACCGTGAGAAGTGACGAATAAAGAGTCGTCACGATAACAAAGTGCTCCAGCAAACCTATGCTGGCGTAGATCCAATTCTGACTACGCTCGCACAAGGTTTCATGCTTCCGGCGACTAATATCGCCAACTTTATTGCCCCCGTTGTTGACACCCCGACTCGTGCTGGCCGCATTCTGCGCTTCGGCAAAGAGCAATTCGCCATCAACGACTTCCGTCGTGCATACGGAACCAACATTCCGTTCGTTCAAAGCCGTTACGATGCTGAGCCTTATGCGCTTGAGCAAGAAGTCGTGGCTTGGGAACTGCCCGAAGAAGTCATCGAGAACGCTGGTGAAGGTCCTGCTCAGGTTGACCTGCGTGCGATCGAAACTCGCAACGCCATGTCTCGCCTGATGAATGCTTACGAGTACACTGTAAGCCAGGCCGTAACCGTAACCGCTGGTTACAACCCTTACGAGCCTACCGCTGGTGCTGGTACTCAGACCGGTCTTGGTTTCACCACCTGGGCTAACTTCCAGACCGCCTACGGTTCTGCCGCTGGTCCTTCGGCTTGGTCTTCACTGACTTCCAACCCGATCGAGGACATCCTGACCCTGAAGCGTTCGGTTGCCAACCAAATCGGTATCCGTCCGAACTCGATGGTTCTGGGAACTGCCGTGTTTGATCAACTGCTGACCAACCAGGCTATCCTTGAGCGCATCAAGTACACCACTGCCGATTCAATCGACACAGACCTTCTTGCTCGTTACTTCGGTCTTGAGCGTGGTCTGCGCGTTGCTGAGGGCCGTTATCTTGCCACCGATGGCACCCTGCAGCCTGTGTTCCCTTCAAACGGAATCCTGCTGTTCTACAGCCCCAATGGTCCTTCAGATAGCGTAATGCCTGCTGGTGGTGCTAATGCTGCTACCCCTGCTTTCGCTTACACCTATCAACTGACTGGCACCCCTGCTGTTCGCCCCGAGTACTACATTCGTGAGCGTCGCGTGGTTCGTGCTGAAATCACTGTTGAGCGTGTTGTTAACCTGGTGGGTCTTGGTGCCACTGGTCTTATCGGTTCTGGCGCGATGATCTCCAACATTCTTGGTTGATCCAAGAAATACATAAGGAGGTGTCATCATGGCTATTTTAAGACCGATTACCAAGTCTCAGTACGAAGTTTCATTCACAGCTCTTGGTGGGCCCACTTTCACAGCGGTGTTCACTAAGTTCAGCGGTGTCAAGGATTCAGCCGAAGACAGCAAGTACGCTAACGGTTCTGGAAACAGACTGTACCACGTCATTGGACCGAGAACCGCAGACGACGTAACGTTAGAGGCCCCGTACGACCCTACCATCTTCAAACAACTCGAGCAATTCTGGCTTTCGTACAACTGTGAGGAAATCACGGTTACCGTGACCCCTAAAGATTGCGTCGGTGCTGGTTCTGCTCCCGCAGGCGGCCAATACGTGCTTTACGGTTGCCAATACAAGTCAGTCACAACCGCTGACGTTGACCGTGAGAGCGGAAACGTTCAGACGATCGAGTGTTCATTTACAGTTAACTACTGGGAGAGAACCTGATCCTCGGTTCCAGAGTTACTTATCCCCGGCCTCGGCTGGGGATTTTTTGTAGGGTAAAACCAATTCAAGAAGGCAATCCGTAGGGATTCATGAAGACAACTTTTTCTAGTGGTGTAATCGTTACAAGCCAGTGGCTTAACGGTGCTAAGCAAATTACGTTCGATGGTCAAGATCTCGATTGGCACTACCCTCCACTTGGTTTAAACTCGTTCATCACGGCTGGCCCGAACGGGCTTGACTCAAGATACGTTACTTTGAGCACCCCTCAACCAAACCTGGAAGGGGACCAATTCGTTAGCGGGCTAGCAATTTCTGGCACCAAAGTTGTCACGGGTGTTTGGAATTTCGGATATGCGGCTTCGCCGGTGAATCCGGAGAATGTGAAAGAGAACGCACCGAAAAGCTATACCACCAACGACAAATATAACTTCGCAGCTGGAATCAACCCCTCCACGATCCCACAAAGGTTCGACGCTCTTCAACTTGAGGACTTGATCACAAAACTCGTTCTCAAAGAGCAGATTGAGTACTTGTTGGACACTTTGGTGATTGATAACGGCTTCTACTACCTTGAGAACTCGGCGGGAGATCCTTGCCCCTGCAACAACTACTCTGCACCGGCACCTAACGCCAGCACAACGATTTGCGAACCCTGCTGAGGCTGATAAATGCCTAGATACGCACCATTACCGTCAGTTTCGATTGACCCTCGAAATGAAGCAGAGCTTGTTCAAGCTGCTTCACAAAGAGTATATCAAGCCTCTAACCAAACGTTAAACGACTTCAGCTCTGGAAACCCTCTGGCTGCTTTGCTGGAAGGGCAGGTTTTCGCGCAGGGTGAGTTTCTCTTTTGGGCAAATCAGCTGCCAGAAAAGATTCTGCTTGAGTGGATTGGTCCTTTCCTGGGTGCGATGAGACGCCTTGGGACTGCGTCTCTCGCTCGGCTCGTACTTACAATACCGCCTTCAAACAGCCCCGTCACAATTCCCTCCGGCTCTTCGTTCACAACTGACCCGAACATCACCGGCGGCCAAGTTTATTCTTTCCTGACTGCTGAGAATTACACTTTCTCGCCAGGAGAGACGGTTATTTACGTGCCGGTGTTCTCAGAGTTTGTCGGGTCGCTTTACAACGTGCCTGCGAACTCGATCGTCGGCTCTTCAGCGATAAACGTTGCTGGTTTGAGTGCAATAAATCCCGAGCCCGCAACCGGCGGATCGGACGTTGAAACTTACCAGGAAGTTCAGGAACGTTTCTTCACGTTAATCCGTCGAAAGAACCCTGTAAGCGCGCAAGATTGGCAGGACTTCTTCATCGACTTTTACGGAGTAGGGACTCAAACATCGGTGCAACCCAACAGAGGGTCCGAATTCTCGTACAATTATTTAACCGACTACATTCTGCCAAGCGGTCAAGTATCATTCTTCGTTCTTGGTCCTGGCGGTGTTGAACTGACTGAGGAACAACTCAGCAGAGGTCAGAATGTGGTGAACTTCTCTGTTCCGATCGGAACAACGGGGCACCTGTATCCTCTAACACTTAGCCAGGTTCAATACGACATTACCCTGGAAGTGGATGCCAACAGTTCTTTCGGAGTGAATCTACGGAACTCCTCGTTGAATTTTCGGGACAGGCTTTTCCAGTTGCTTCAGCCCGGCAACGTTTTTCCTTCCTCTACCGATCCGAGCGTAAGCGACGTTGATTCCGCTTTCTACGCAACGTTTGACGCGGACACTCGGTACGTTAACCCGCGAATTGTGACCGCGAAGGCATACAACACTCCGCCACAACTCGGACCTTCCGCTGCGCTTTATACGCAGGTCTACTCTTTTGACCCATCTGAGCAACTTCTGAACCAAAACGACTTGGTTCTGGAGACGATTCCGACAACGTCTTATTATCCCGTCCTTACCTCTTTTACTCCGTACTCCGCCGAAAAGAAAGATCAGACGATTTACGGAAATCTGGTCATGAGGCAAATTGAACTTCTGCAAGCGGGAAGTTACAACCAAGGTGACGTTGTTTACTGGAGTCCAGCGAGCGGTGGCGACGGAAAACTCCGTGTGATCCTTGACAACATCAACATCGGCTCCTTAGCAGAAATTCCCCTTCTCATTGCGGCTGGAGGCAAGATATCCGGAGAGAAAACCTACTCACCGTGGTCGATTGGAAACAGCTACGTAAGCGGTTTTGGCAGTTTTTACGACCCTGAGATAGTAGAGTACGACTATGTTCCAGGCGACGGTCAGTTCGTTCCCGAAACGCCCCAGGAACTCTTGATCGGTCCCATTTCCGCTCTAGGGACAATTACTCCTGGTTTGGGGTACACAGATGGAAATTATACGAATGTTCCTTTTGTTAACACCACTGGATTCGGCGTGGGGGCAACAGCAAACATCACGGTTTCCGGCGGCGTTGTAACAGCAGTGGCGCTTATCTTCCCAGGTGAAGGTTATACGCCAGGGTCGATTTTAACAGCAGATGATTCAAACCTTGGCAACAGTGGAGTTGGCGCTGGTTTTAGTATCCCTGTTACAGCGGTCACAGTCCCAAGAATCGGGAGTTTGGTTTGGGTTGTTGCTCAAAACTTCACTCTCGAGGCTCCCTCAAATATCACAACAAGCGCACTTTCCGCAGGTCTTTTAGGAAGTTCGGTGGTTCCCGACTCCCTGGTTCCCGGAAACTCGTATTTGTCTGGAACGTGGGTTACCACCCCTCAAATCGGATCCGGACCGAATGCGGTGGCAGACCCTTACTACAACTACGTGGACCCTTTGAAGGGTGGCGTGAACAAATTTGCCTACGTTTTGCAGGGATTTGTGTACGAGCCAAACGACTTAGCGGTCAAAGAGTATTTCGACACACTTGTTGAGCTCGGAATCATTCAAGAAATCGTGGTTCAAAATGCAGACCTCGGTTTGCCAGTGTATAAGTACAAACCCCGTTTCCCGGTGGGAACCTACCTGGAGTACAAGGAATCGAGTGTGTC